GCTACCGAACCAATACAGACGTTCCGAGAAAGAATATAGAACCTTTCTATATACGTTGATAAGTGTAGTGGATAAGTGATCTTCCTAGTGATATTCCCAGCACTGTACACTCTCCGAGTGGTGTTCTATATAAATATATTAAGAAAGGTGTAGACAACTGCTGAGATAGTTGATAAGATGCATTCCATAAAGTTGATAAGGAATAATCCAATGAATGCAGATATGATCGTTCTAATCGTTCTATACATAATAGTCCTAAACATGATGCTATATGTATACCTAATGAGTGAATAAGCTTAGAGATAAGAATCTTGATAAGGACTCTTGATAAGAGAGTTCCTAGAAATTCCTCAAGAAAGAGGGTACACGGGGTAAACGGTACGGGTTAGGTGGGAGAGACCCTTTCACAAATATATGTCAAATTTTGGATTCAACTATAACTTGCAAGAGAGAACTCTCCACATAAGGCACCAACAGTACTAGATACCTAATAACTTTCTAACGGTATCCTCATATAGATATTCATAACCTTCCTGTATACCAATATCCTGTAGCTTCATAACAACTTCTGTAGATAAGTATACAGGATGTACTTTAATAGTTTCACCATTATACTCAACCTCAACGGAAGTTGATACATCAGTAATACTTGTCATACTAACCTCCTACTTTAGAATGTTAAGAATAACGCCTGCTATATCTAGCGCTTTAGAAGCCCCTGAGAGCCCTTTATTAACCTTGTCCTTACCTTTGTACTCCTGAACAGAATTAACCGCCTTAGCGCTCTCTACAATGGTTCCTAGAGTGTTTACTACATTCACTGCATCACTGTGCTTGATCTTCTTTAGTGCTGATAGATTTACCTTCATTTAATTTCTCCTTCACGAATAGTACTAACTGCTTAGCAGCATTGATGACTAACCAATTATGAGCTAGTCTTTCTTTAATTTCCTGTTCTGTCATTTACGACGACCTCCAAACTTCTTAGTAGTTCCTGAACCTCTACGCATACCAGTGTTAGCGAACTTACCGTGTGTATACCCCATAGGATTACGTCTCCACTCTGCAATCTCTTCCTCACGACGTTTAACTGCACCAGCTTCATCATCTTTAGCTAGGAATGGTGATAGACGCTCTACTAACCGTTGTACACAGTCAGCACGGTCATCATGTACCAAACTACCTCTATCATAAGTAATGTTACCTAACTGGTAGAAACAGCTATATTGATTACGCTTTTCCATAGGATGTTGTAAGCAGTATTCCCAATCTTCTTGAATAGCGGAGCTTGTCACTACTAACTTATGACGACGAGTCACAGGAGAGATAGTATCAATGATACGACGCTCTTTCTGAGTAGTAACGAAATAATCGTTCACAGCAACGCCTGAGAGCGCGCTATTAAGCTCTGAATGAGTAACCCCGTAGGATTGTAGCAGTTCAAGGAAATCATCGTCCTGTGAGCCTTTAGAAGCCTTTAAACGCAACTTCTCAATTTGAGCTACAACTAACTGAGTAACAGTACCATGACCCATATTACGTTCAATATCTAAATCTTTAATACCTGACGTAACCATCTTCATGATAACCTTATTCAAGTTCTCTTCTTTTGTACCACCCTTAAAACCTCCTACCGACAGTAGATAGATATAAGAGTTAGTAGCTGCACCTGTAGCGAATGCAATCTCATCCCCACCTGAACCAGCAGGGTCAATAATCATAACCTTGTGTTCAAACGGTACGGATTTATCAGAACCAACACCCCAATACATGCGAAAGGCTGTCATTGCTGGTGTTAATTCTTTATATGCTGTAGTTGGATCACACTTGTACTGTACCACCTCGGGTGCGGAATCTGTACCTGTACCGACTACAGGAATGTCTGATAGTTTAATCTTGGTACGCATCTCATCAGATAATGTTGTATCTAACATGTACTGTAATGCAAAACCTTCTGGACCATAATCCAACTCTTTAGCTTGTAGAGTTTCTTCTCCGATGTGGTTAGGGTCAGTAGGTTGTCCTCTGTTACCTTCGATACCACCACCTGTTTGTAATTCTGGATTTTCTAATAAACGCTTCATGATCATAGGTGCAATCTCTGTACCTGAACCATAACGTTCTAACTCTTCATTTGTAGGGTAACGCCCTGTCCAAACTCGAACACTAAAACCACGACGAGGTAGTTCACGATAAATCGAGTCTTTAGTCTGAGGTGTACCTAAATACATAATGTCACCATGAATACAGATAGCTGAGAACTCACGAGTCTGTAACGCTAACTTCTCACGCTCTGTTTGAGTCATAGAGTTACGCATAACCTCAATATCATCTGCTAATAGAAAGTCAGCACGTTTACCTGCTAACTGTGCAGAAATACCTACAGATGATACGGAAGCGGATTTATCAATACCTTTTAGATCACAGTGAATATCGTAGTTCTTAGCACTATCCCTGTCGCCTCTGGTCGTATCTGGACGCATCCAACATAAAATATCCCATTGGTTAATGATACGTGTAATAATCAGAGCGATAGAGTCAGCCTGATCACCACCAGCAGATACGATTAAACAACGGTCTTTAGGACGCTGTATAAGTCTCCAGATGCAATATAAAGCAGCTAAGGTACTCTTAGCCTGCCCACGCTGTGCCTGCACCATACGGTACTTATAACCATGCTGCATGAAGTCTGCAATGTCATCCTGAATCTCAGACATCTTAAACCCAAGATAAGCCATACCTAACTCAGCAAAGTCTCGAAAGCTCAGGAATAACCCTGCAAACATTAATGCGAACATTTCACGATCTTCTTTAGGGATTAACTCTGGTCTATCATTGTGTTGAGCAACATGTGCCCGTAATCTTTTAAAGCGTTCTCGGAACGTCGCATCAATCATAACAACTCCTTATTGTATAGGTCCTAACAGATCATCGAATTGACCTGATTCAACTTGTGTTACTAAAGCATCTACCTTCGCACGTTGTGTTTCGGATAGTTCTTTTAACTCTTCTTTCAACTTCTCCATACCGTCTGCATCAGGTGTGGCTGTGATACTTTCATTCTTTAAGAACGTAACGATAACGTTCTTATCAGCAGACGCTAAAGGGTAGTTACCATCTATAGCATCCTTAATATCTTTAATGAACATATCTACCAATAACTCATGCAATAAGCATAGACGACTAACACTAGCCCCTGTTTTCTTACCTGCCATAGAATCCTCCTAATTAAACCATCCACAATCTGCACCTTGCAAGATTAAGCATATTAAAATTATGATAGGTATAATACGCCCACCAAGATTCTCAGGGTCAGACCACTTCATGTAAACTCCTATAAGCTCCGTAGAGCACGTTCAAAGATAATAGCATACTTCGCTATAAGTTCAGCCTTATCTTTCCCATTAATGATATTACGAGCAGCTACGTACTGCTGTTTGTTATATTTACTAACTGGACGTTTACGTCGGAATCCAACACCTGTGAACCAACCATTCAACATACCTTTGATAGCAATCTGAATAGCAATTAAAGGTTCTAAGGCTTTCTCAGGATTCTTAATCAGATCAATTCCAATAAGTTTACCAATACGACCATAGTTCTCCTTCCAAGTTAGTTGTACATAACCATAACCGATGTAAGGGTAGTACTTCTTAGATCGAAGGTAGCTATCAGAGCCAGCTTCTTTAATCGGTTGCATAGTTCGATAACCACTTGGTAAACCAGTCTCATGATAAATGGTAGCTAGTAAATAGGCTGCCTCTGGATAAGATAAACCAGACTCAGTAGCTTTCTCTACAATAAAGTTTATCGCATCTACTTGAGTTTGATCTAACTTACCTTCGAATAGTTCATTACGGATAATATTAAACCCGTCTTTAGTCAGAATCATTTGAGACCTTTCCTTCTAAATATTTCATAGTTCGCACTGTACCATACCAACCAATAAAGCCAGCTACTACGTGAGCAGCACCAGCAGTTAATGTTTCAGGCACAATGATACCTGTTAATGTTCCTAAGAAGCTCATACCTACTAATGCGATAGCTGTAAAGATACCGCAAAGTAGTGCTTCAATAAATGAGAATTTATTATCCTCTTTCTTAGTTCGTAGTAGTGCCACTACAAAAGATGTAGCAGCAGCACCTACGATCAATTTATCTAAGCCTGACCATACATAGATCAGAACTGCATAGAACTGATCTATGATGTTCAATTTAAACCTCCTTAAATATGAATACTTACCAATCCGAACTCATGATAACACCACGCAAGAATCTACGGAAGTACTCTGATGCCGTGGACGTAGAGATAACTTCCAGTATTAAGATAGCTTCCTTAGAGTATGGGTTCTCGAATGTTAAGTCCACCACTGTACTAGTGGACGTACCCACTAGTTGCTTAGTCTGTCCACCATCATTAGATAAATACACGTTAATAGTACCTACAAAACTTGCTGTAATATCTGTCAACCATAGATATAGAGTACCAAACTTACTTATTTTAATGTTTGAATAGTAGGTGGCATTATTGGTTTTAAATGCGATACCTGCATACGTAGCGTTAGCAGCCTTAGTAACAAATAAACTATCCGCTGCACCTGTACGAATACGCACAGGGTACGCATTTGTGTTTTGGGCATAAGACGTATCAAAAGTTCGTAATGGTGTATCAAGGATACTACTAATACCCATATTGTATGATGCACTATCACCTTGACCGAAACAAATTGATTTGTATTTCAGTGGGCTTCTTGTGTTTAAACACTTCTTCCATGTTTCTTGAAATGATAAATTATTTCCAAGATTATCAGGAATTGATGTGGACATAACATCCCATATAAATACCCCTAGATCACCCGTATTTGTTTGACCATATATAGTTGCAAACTGATTGATTTGATCAACATTATTTGACATGCCGTCAGAAGTTGATGAAACAAATAGCCCCACTACAGGGATAGTCTTTTTGCTAGCAAATACAGAAGTATAATAAGCAGTATTCTTTCTGGCTAGTGCCAAGTCCTTGCTAACTTTTATGGAAACATCTGGCTCTTGCCAGTTTCTAGCATAACCATGTATGAAGTGAATATCATAATTAAAGCTTAACGGAACAGTACTCAAGCTAGTGAAATAGTATTCTGTAACTGTAAGTGGCTTTTTGGTCATCGCTCTATATTTAGCAATCTTAGAATCTTGGGTTGCTACTGATATTGCACGACCTACAGGTTCATCAAACATGCTATAAGCATATAGTGCTGGGTGTGCATCATAGTTTGCCCAAAAAGCTACTTGTGTATCTACATTTGCAGATCTATTTTCAGTTGCTACAATAACACGCAATCCAGCAGTACGCGCATTATCTAAGACAGCTTGAATTGTTCCACCCGTGTTATACAAGTCATAATGTAAAATTGTATTAAACCCAAGCTCTCGAAGTTTAAAAAACTCGACCAAATCGTGCGATCGTTGCACAAAACAGAATTTAATATTAGCTGGATCTGGTACTTCTCGTGATGTTGTGTTGACAACCCCTATAGGACTTGTGAACTCGGGTCTAATTTTCTTACTTGATGATATTTTAAATCCACCAATTAATGCTTGTCCTTTACTGACTAATGCACCAGACACATAATACGTTTTTGTTGCATCAGCATAGATTGTTGAACCAGATGCTAAAGCGTTGTTAATAGCATTTGTGCTATCGAATGTAGGATCATTAGCCTTAGCTCCATACTGCTCAGGTGTTACTATATAACCTAACCTAGTATTAATAGTTACAAGCTCATTAGCAACACTATTGTTAATATCTTGCTGTGTCAACCCACTTTCATCTATAACCTGACCAGCACTTCGAGATACCTGAGCAGCTTCCTCAGCAGCATCAGCAGCCTCTTGAGCAGCTTCACTAGCTTCTTGTGCTTGTTTTAAAGCTTCTCGTAAACCGTTTACTAACGGTAGTACGTCACTGCGTAATTTAATAAAACCATCACGTACCTCTTGTTGTGAGTGTACGATCTGTTTAAAATCTGCATCCACATTCTGATCAATGAACAACGCCCCAGCATCAAAGATGTACATCATCTTATCAATATCTGTTTCGCGTTCAATACGGACCGTACCCTCTGTAATAGCAGGTTCAACTTTTATAGTAACAGCATTAACTTGAGATACAGTGTACCCCAAGTCCTCAACTGCTACGTCATTAAGAAAGACATGTACAGCATCATATTTCTCATCATATTCAAAACTGATAGGGAAAAGGTCTGTAGGTGTAGTCACCACTGTCTCTGTAAATGAGCGTAGTATATTCATAAATTATCAATCCTCAAAAGCTAGTGCCAAAGCATCTAACAATATTGCTGAGTTAGCAATACTATTTTTCTTTAGCGTAATCAAGTCTGGCTCACCTGTAGCCAATTCATTCACAAAATTCCATGTTTTACCTAACGGGGCTAAAGCTGTTACTGAGCTTTGATCTACTCCTCCAATAAGCATCTCTAATGGGTAGTTCCAAGAACCTAAAGCACTCATAGTCTTAACTGTCATCTTAGCAAGGTCATCATCTGGCTCTTTACCATTACGTACGTTAATTGCTGCACCTACTAACATAGCTGCTGGCATTTGTGCTGCCATGAGTAAAGCAAGACCTACTGCACCATCACGATTTAATGTACGACGTAATACCTTCTGTTGCATAGCGAATGCATAACGCATATATGGAAAGACAACCTTACCCATAGTACTATGTTCGAGAATACTAGGTACTTCACCCTTCTGGATGTTAAATGCTAAGTTATCAGACTCATTGAAAATCTTCTGTTCGAGAGCAACACGGGTAGCATTAGACCAAGAGTCGATATTACCACCTTTAGCTTTCCATTCAGTTTGGATAGCACTAAGTAATTCATCGGATACCTTCATCTTGTTCTTCATGTATTTAATATCACGAGCATTACCATTAGCGACACCACGTAATACATCGCCATATACACCCATTAACATACCTATCTGGAAACGTTTAAGGTACTCAGATAAGTTTAGGAAACGGGTACTTTGGCTGTAATACTGTGCAGCTTCGTGGATACCGTTAGATACAGAATAACCGTCTGAATAGTGACTCATAAAGTTCTTCCAGCGTGAAGGTGCAATAAGTTTACCTGTGAATATGTCCTCTAGTGTCTTAGCCTCAGTAGTACTAAACCCTTTCATACCTTTAACAGCAGTCTTTAAACCACGATAGATATGTGGGAAGCTGCGTACTACACCAGTCTTATAAACCTGAGTTGCTAGGTCTATAATACCATAGAGACCTGAGTTAGCTAGTAACATCATATCAGCTACCGCTTGAGATGTGCGTAGAGCTTCTGGTGCAGCTTCACCGATAGGACGCCCTAGTAAGTCATCACGTACTGCTTGAAAGAACTTACGTGCTCTTTGTGGATCTTGTCCTTTAGGTAATTTATCTAAGTAAGAGGTTAAGAGATTATCTAACTCTGCCTCAGATTTAATACCATACTGTGCTAGACCATTACGAGCAGCCATACGACGTGAGTACTCTTCAAGATTACCAAAGGTACTAGAATCTGTTAAGTCTTTCATACCGAATGTTTTACCCGTACTAGACTTGTACGTCATATTCCAATCCCAATCCATACGCTTACGTAAGTTCTTAGGCTGACCTTGTGCATCCTTAGAAGCTTCAAACATACGAGCAGTTACACCGCTAGCATCTTCATTACTTAAACCTGCACGAGTAAGTACATCATGAATCTGCTCCTTAGTCATACCTGTAGTTGCTACCTCAGATAAGTTCCGAGCAGCATCACGTTGTGTCTGTAAGAAGTGTTGCCCAACCTGCTTCTCGGTTAATTTGAAGTTACCTTTAGGGTTTAACAGTTCAGGATAGATACGTGAAATCTGTTTACCGTAGAATTTAGCAATATCATCCCATGTACCTAACTTACGACGTTCTACCGCATCTAGGATACGATCATAACTATGACGTACAGGCATATAAGTACTACGACGTACAATCTGATCAGCACCCTCAGCTTCTAAGAATCCTACCGCTTTAGCATCATCTAATACACGAGTAGCAAAACCTGAATCAATGTAGGTTCGCATAACACGTTGCATACTTGGATGTGGCTCAATAGTATTAATAAGTTGCTTGATAGTTGCATCAGAAGGTACTTGCCCTAATTGATCTGTTAACTCTAAGACTTTAGCGTCTAAGCGTTGCATAGACTCTTGGAACTTCTCCATTGTTTCTTGTGTGGCTCTACCATATGATCCGTTATTACGAGTAATAGGGTTAGGTTTAACCAATGTAATTTCTGATACAGCATCACTTAAATCTTTCTCTAAGCCAGCTAGACGCCATGAATAGTTATTTAAGTAAGCTGCTTGTGCTGTAGCTACATCATCACCGTTGTTGTGTACACCTGTTAATAAACGATTAACCAGTGTAGAGTTATCACCTTGAGTCAGATAATAAAGCTTATCATAAGAACTAGATAACTCTGCTAACCAACCATGTTTTTTAATTATATCGGAAGGGGCACCACTGGGTGTACTAATAGGCATAGACGTAGATTTAATAATATCGTCTTTAGCAGCTTCTAAAGATTGTTGTACATGAGGTTCAATAACATGATCTGTAGCGCCTAAACTTTTAAGTTCCGTACTAATAGCATCATCAAGATGTTGTACGGGTTTAATAGCTCGTAAACCAGCACCTAGACCAAACGTAATGGAATCCATAAAACGTTCATCTTCAGATCGAATAGATTGATCTTCTAATGTATAGTTCACACCATACGCTGCACCTGCTGCTGTAGCTGCCTGTGCTGTACGTACACCAATTTGAGCCATACGTGAACCCTTAGCTGCCCAACCTAAATATGGAATAGCTGCTAATGGTAAATCAATATCAATAAGACTCGCTGCGATGCCTGTAATAGGGTTCTCTGCTAACGCTTTAGCATCTTCACGTTTAGATACGATACGCTCTGTACGACTTTTCCAATCTTCATAATTTACTGCTTTGTTAAGGTATTCCGCTTCGTCTACATGCTGCATACCCCAATCTTTAAAGAACTGATCTGTAAATTCGTCAGGTGTAAAATTAGGGTCGCGGTCATATCTCAATTTATCCATACCACTACGTAACCAATCTCGTCCAGTAGGTGCGAATCCTGCGATAGCTGTATCCAAAATAGATGGAGGTGTTTCTCGCTCTAAGCTCTCTAACTGTTGAGTCTCGGTAGTAAGGTCAACTTCATCAGCTTGACCTTGTGGTTGTGTATTTATAAAATGATTAATTTTAGGTACATTACCAGCAGGAACAATAGGTAGTTCAGGCTGAACCTCTGGTAACAATTTAGATTCTTGTGTTCCTGTAAAAAGTCCAGCCATAATATCCTCCTATCGTTTACCTTGTGCTGTAAAATGTTGTCGTAGTGCGTCTCGGTAGAAACGGTTACGTTGATGTTTCTCTCGTTTATCTTGTGTATCACCACCTGCTGAATAGATAGGCATACTCTTAAGAATACGTAATCCATCTGTATAGGTAGGTGCGTTCATAGCTCGTGTAATAGTATCTGCTGCACCACCACCACCATGCCACCATGCATCTGCTAATAACATAACAGATTGTTTATATTGTGGAGGGTATGGGGCTGCTGTGGGAACAGGTAAACCAACTTTAGCTAGACGATTACCCATACCATTAAAGTACTCATTGAAGAAGTCTGCTTCAACTCGCATAATACCTTGTGGATCACCTGCCACTGCATCAAACTTAGCTTTCCATTTAGGGTGTTTATCCATGCGAATACCGTGTCCATATACATTACCCGAACTTGCACCACCTACACCTTTAACAAAAGATTGTTGGGCTGCGAAAGATTCGAATGTATTAAAGTTACTTACTAGCTGCGTAGCTAAGCCGATATTACCATTGAACATACCTGCCATGTTAGCTGGGATACGGACGGTACTTGTACCACCTCCAATACGTTTAAGTGGGAATGTCCCAAGACTACCATTACTATTGATAGTAACAGGTCTAGCACGACCACCAGACATAGCACCACCGTAGCGACGCATATTATCACCGTATAACGTGTTTGAAGGTCCAGTAACTAAACCACCTGAGTAAGTCTTAGTAGCAGCTAATTGCTTACTGCCACGATTACTATATTCTTTAGCCATGTCATTACGTAGGCGGTTCATTGTAATCTGTGCGCCTTGCATACCTGCAACACCAGACACATTTACTAACTTACCTTCTTTGTCATAAGCTTGGAAATATAAACCTGTACCACCTTCATCAGAAGATACAACAATGTCCTCTGGTCTAGTTTTAAGACTCTTAGCAATCTCTTGACGGTAGTTATCTACTACTATACCTAACAGATCAGAACTTAAAGGTACACCATTATCTGACTTCATACCTTTTACTACATTAGCAGCATTAGGTGTTAAGACAGTACTCGCATAACCTTTAGGTGATTTCTGTAGCATACCTAAAGCCTCCATGTTAGCCATAAGAAGTTCAGGACTAGCTGTAGTAGTACTTGGCGCTAACTGGAACTTACCAGCTTTAGCAGCAACAATAATAGCATTAAGTTGTGAATCTTTAACAGCAGATTTCTGACTATTCCAGAACCCACCACCGTGACCACGACTAAACCATTTATCTAGTTTAGTTGTATCAGTAGTTAATGCAGTTGTCGCTTTATCAATGTTCTCATAACGGACTTGACGATTAACTGGATTACGTACCAATTCACGCGCATCGGTCATACGACCACCATTACGCCATAACTGCTCTACTGCTCCACGATATTCCTCTGGAACACCTGCAAGCAACTGTGCAGCACGAGCTGGGTTTGTTTGTGAATAATTGCGGTACATACCTGCCATTGTATTAAAGACTTGTTCACGGTTCTTATAGTAAGGGTCTTTCTCAGCCTCAGCTTGAGTCATACCCATAAAACCTGTAAATTGTGAACTAGCGTACTCAGCACCTTTCTTAGCTAATTCTGGTACATCTGTCTTACCTGAGAAGGCATGGTTAATCATTGCCATACCACCTTGTAAAACATCACCATTAGCTTCGCGTAGGTGCTTCTGTGTCCAAAGGTTTACAAACGTATCTTCACCCTTACCTGTACTTGCAACAAAGTCAATCATGTCAGGGAATTGATCGATAGTGTTAATATCAATATCTGCATTCATAACCTTATTATGTTGAGTTACATATGAGTTAGTTAATTGACGAGTCAAAGCTGTCTTCTTATCTTCACTCAAATTAGGGTTACTATAAATAGCGTGCATCTGCTCATTATAATCATCAGAATCTAAAGGAATCTCACCTACTTCAACACTAGCAATATATTCAGTTACTTTACGATCAGCCATAGTATCATTGTAGTTAGTAATACCTACATGAATATCATCAGCAATCTTACGTACACCTGTAAGAGTATCTAAATCTACATACCCTTTAGTGTAGGCATGATCTACCATACCACGTAGTTTATTTACCACTTGATCTGCACCTTGTGCTGTAGGATCAATTTGCTGTCCGATAAACTTGAACGCACTTGCTATCTCATCCTGTGCTGACTTAGTAGCTTCTTCTAATGTTAAATTAGGATCAGCAGTCATCTTAGCAGCTACAGAACGATTCACGTATGCATACGTAAGTACGTCTAATTCATCACCACTTAACTCTGTAGTACGTAATGTATTTACATAGTTAGCCTGTAATGTTAATGTACTCTGATAAGCTTTGTCGATAGCAACACGTTGTTGGGTATCTTTAATGGTTTTCTGATAGACAGCGTTCTCTTTTAAACCTTCCTTATAAAGATGTTCTTTAAAGTCGGCATCAAGATCACTGTTATAAATAGCATCTGTGTATTGAGTTAAATACTCTTTACCTACTTGGTACATCTCGTCTGAGCTTGCACCACTATCCGCCATCTCTTTAATACGTGCATTGAATTGTTGAAGCTGTTGTGCCTGTGTAGCTACTAATTTCTGGTACTCTTTACCTTGATTATAGTATTTACCATCAAGCCAATTTACCTCACGCTGTACATCGTTCATTTGATCACTACGACCTAATGCAATAAGACGATCAGCGTTCTCCTTATTATATGTTTGTAAAGCTTTATCCGCAGCAGGTAATATGTCTTGCATAAAGCTACTCAATGCATTACCTTCTGCTGGACGTTCGATAGCTTGTAAATTACTTACTTGTACATCACGTACATTTGGCATCTGAATTTGAGTAGCCATATACCCTCCATATTACGCTGTTAATGATCCTGCTGAACTTGTGCCCATAGCAGAACCAGACTTACCAAATGATCCGAAATCGGAGTATCCTGATAAACCGCCACCTGTAGAACTCATTGTAGTTGTTCCTGTAGAACCACCCTTGTATTGTTGGTACATATCATAACCTTGTTTGAACATCCCTGCATAATCTACTTTAGATGTCTCAGCTTTACTACGACGTAAAGAACCTGCTGCACGATTTACAACCTCATTAATCTGAGTGTTGTAATTATCCACGCCAACTTCCCAATCTATCCACACTTGTCGTGTAGCTTGTTGAACTTGTCGATCTAATGTATTCTTAAGAGCATCAGCACTTGCACCAATAATATCTGCTGCACCGAATGCTGCATTAAATTGTGAAGCTGCTACTTGACCTTGTGTCCGATAAGAGTCAAGTGCTTGTGCCGTCCGTAAGTTCTCTACGTTACGTTGACGATCCATATCGAATAATGTAGAACCTAAGTTATGTACCACTTGATTGTTATATGCTTTTAAGGCTGCCATGTCCTTATCTGGCGTTAGTAACCCCAACACAGCACCGATAACAGCACCATACGCTGCACCGTAACCTCCGAAGTTACTCCCGATGGATGCACCTGTTTGTGCGCCCTGCATACCACCTTGCATATTCATAGCCATTATAAACGTCTCCGTCCTCTGTTTGGTACACGGATATTGTAACTAGCACTAATGATATTTAGTTCAGTTGTGCCTGTAGTCCTAATACTAAACTCTGTTGAACTTAATAATGTACCACAAGAGAACTTAACATCACTAACTGTATTTACTCGCGTATACCCTAGTTGTGCCTCCGACCAAGCCTGTGCGGATGTCTCACCATCAAACACATCACCGTAAGTATCAGAAACATGGTACTCAAACTCACCTGTACTTTTGAAGGTCATAGTAAGATCAACTACTGTACTATTACTTCCAGCAACTACTCGACCTTTATCGTCTTTAACAAAAGGCGGTGTTAGTGTGAGTGAACTTTCATAAGGTACACCTAGATAAATACGTCCATTGAATTGACATTTAATCTTAGTACCTTCAATTTCATATTGAACCTTAGCATGACGCATAGTCTCAGAACTGTACACCGCAGCTACTAATTCACCTGTTGGTAAGAACTCAGGTAATGTACCTTCCCCGTCTACAATATCTACGTATTGGTAAATGTCTAAGAATGGGATAGGTTTATTGTCTAGCTGGTTTAACTGTACATTAATAGTACCAACCACTAAATCATCACCCACATCCATAAACAATACTAAATACTCTTGCAAGAATTGTACATGAAGCACATCATAAGGTAACTCCCACTTGTGGAAGCTCATTAACGGGCGGTCCTCACCTGCCCATAAGTACTGATGTACAAGTAATTCTTTCTGGTCCGAACTAAATACCGCCATATTATCTGTTGTACTACCTGTGATTGAAGTACAAACACCTGTGGCATATAACGGGATATGGTCTGCTAAGTTCTGTGCATAGTACTGTGCATCCGAGTAAGCATTAGGGATCATCTCACCAACTTGATAGTAATCTGTACCACGCTGGTATGTATAATACAAACTACGTGATACGACCTGTGGTTCGCTAGCCATACTAATGTTAGCTTTTGAACTTGGGTAGATAACAGCCGTCTTAGGTGTAAGTACAGTACTGTTGGCAGGGATAACAGCTTGTTGATTCTGAGCTAATAAAACTAAATCTTTATTATACGGAACGGCATATTCAAACTGTGCAGAGCTTAAAGCAGTACTAGATACTTCTATAGGGTCATCATCCTGTAATTCCTCTACAGAGGTACGCATATATACATTAAAGTCTGCTGTAGCGCTCATATTAACATACGAACCACTAAGTAGTACTAAACGTGATTGATATGCACTAATACCTGTAATACCAAAATCCACAAACTTAGGTAATGGGTTATTATCGTCATCACCTGCTGCACGGGGTTGAATATCTAAGCTTTTAACTTGCACAGCGTCCGTATCATCAAAGTACCAGTAAATAGGTTCGTTAGTAAACTTATACGGTGCTTCATATACACCACATTCTTTCCAAGTACTTGTAGTGGCATTATATTGATAGTAAGCGGAGTTACCTACTGTACCTACTGCAATAATATACTTATCTAAAATATTAGGTAGGTTAGCAATGATGTCCTGTTTACCTTGTACACGACTAGAGTTACTCGTCTGAATATAAGTACTTCCTGTACCAGACTCAATCACTAGCAAGTTTGTATCTGTAGCAGACTTAGCTTTAAGTGCAACTGTACTACCTTCCCGTACAACGTCATAACGTGCGTTAAGAGTAGCGTCTGCTTTGATATTATTCTCCATTTCAGTAGCTACCCATTCAGGAGTAGCCTGAGATGCCGTACTACCTGACGTGCCAACACTAAAGCTCAAGGTATAAGCACCTGACTTAATGTCTACCGAATACATCTTGGAGAATTGACCAGAACGAATACTGATATAACCCATTGTACTTGGATTAGGTGTTGGGTTAGTACCTCCTGTAGGTGTCTTAGTAATAACTTGTTCAGTGTTTAATATAAAACAATTATTACGGGAGACTGTGCTACGTATACTAGTCTTACCATTGGAAGCCTTAAGGTAATCTGTTTGATGTGCTTTAATTAAGGAACCATTAAAATTATAAATCTTTAAAGTACCTGTAACAGTATCTACGATCATAATGTAATTAACACCATTGATGTCAATTAAACGTATATAACTACTATTAGGAATACCTGATAACTTGGCTTGGAATTTAACCCCACCACGTCTACGTAAACCTGTTACAGCATCAGATAATAAATTAAGCTGTGCGCCTAATTGTCCGTCACTACGCTCTTGAGGTGTTTGCTGTGATACACCTTTCAAGAATGACGGGTACACTCCCTCAAGAATCATAATAACTCCTATCGTCTTAAATATCGTTGAAAGCGACTACGACGCATAGCTGCGTCATTACTATTCCATTTACGATTACGCATGTTCTCTTGAACTAATAATAAACGGTTAGCTTCTTTACGTTCTGTCATAAGTTGTATAGCGTTCTCTACACCATAATCCGCGACGTATACTTCAATACCTGCTAAATACGTAATGTACTGTGCAGCATATTCAGGTAGTTCTTCAAATGGATAATCGTAGATAACCTTAACTGTGACAGGTCCAGTAAAGTACCTTGTGTCATTATCAATATCATATAGTTTAGGACCACGTTTAGCTACACGTTTGGTATTACCATAGATAGCTAATGTATTAAGTGGCGCATCAATTGTTTTGTCTGTATTTAACAATAGTACCTTATTAGGAACTTCGTTAAACCAGTGTCCCTCTGCAAGTACACTCTTACGCTGTCGATCAATAGCTGCAACAATGCGAGATACTGTAGGGTTTCGTGAATCTTCTACACGCGTAATAACATGCTGTCCTAAATAAGGCAGGATAGCATTTACAGCTTCAAGTAGAGTCATAAGTACATCCTCCTTGTTATGTTGATTTACTTTAAGATATGATCGGCAACGTGCGAATAGTTGCTTGATTGTATTTAACGACTGCTATTGCTAGTAACAAACACTACGCTTTTAACTGTGTCGCCCACAGATTCAATCATATCTTAAAGTAAACCCTTTCGAGTTTACGCGGTCGGTGTAGTGTTAGTTTTAATAACAGCTACATCAGCCTTAATTGTTGTTGTGTCAGTCTTAACTGTAGCAATATCTGCCTTGTTAGAATCCACAACCGTTTTAACTGCTGCAACCGCAGTCTTTATTTCATCAATAGAAGCTTGAATAGCACCCAACTGTGGATCAGATGCGCCACCTGTAATAGCCTCTGAAACAATCGGTGGACCAAGAGCACCCGCCATATCACCTCCTATTACTCAGCTTTAGCTGTTGTCTTAGAACGTGTTGGGGCTTTATCCTGTTCTTCTACCTTAGCCTGTAACGCACGTACCTGCTCTAATAACGCAGCCATCTGTGCTTGTGTATCTGCGATAACTGTATCCTCAGAAGTTTGAGTTAATGCTAAAGATACGATTGGTTCACATAATGCACCTGCCATAGTTTGAATCTCCTAAGTAGAAAGGAGAGCCGTTAAGCCCTCCATGTTATTATTATTAAGGTGTAACTTGTTCAGTAATACGAACAACACCAACTGTGTCTGGACGACGTACATCTACAGTGAACATAGAGTAGCAGTCAAGAATCTTAGATTTAGAACGTGGGTCATACCACGGTTCAACAGTCCATTCCTGAGCAGTTACAGTCACAAGAGATAACGCTTTAGAGAAGATGATCATACGACCTTTAATCTCGTCAGCAGTTACGTCAAATGCGTTACCGTTTTCAGCAGTAGATAAACCGTGCCCAGTGATAGCTTCTGTAGGGAATGCAGTATTCTCTACTACAGGGATACCGTTCACATTAACCACACGACGGTTAGCAAAGTCACCGTTTTCCGCTGTGTAATCCTTGTTGATTAGCTTAGGATGGTGTAGTAACGCTGAGAACGTATCTACGTCAACTAAAGTAACCATGTCTTGTAAAGGTACACGACGTTTAGCTAATGTATCACGAGCTTTAGCGTGAGCTTTCACAAGTGCAGAAGCATTTTGCTCTAACTCAGCATCAGTCAAGTTATCACCACCCTTAACCGTTACAGGAACGAAGAAGCCGTCATGGAACTCGCCATGCTCTTTCAAGTGAGCAGGTGCTTCCCAAGCTGGGGCTTTCTGTAAGCGGATGATATGTGCTTGGTCGTACTCTAAACCAAAAGTAGTACCGTTGTTGCGTCCCATCTCAGTCCAGAAGCTAGGTGCAGTCCATTCATCCATCTTATCGACAGGGTTACGGATGTAAAGCATAGCTTCTACAACTACGTTAAGTTTATCAGACTTAACACGTTGGTCGAGAATATCTTCACCAGATTGACGATACAATGCTTGAGAAGCACCTAAACGGTCAATACGGATTTGGTTAGAACGTTCAGCCACAGATTTCTGTGTTGACAATGATTTGAAAATTTGTGTATACTCAAACTGAGTATCTACCGTACCTTCATAAATTTCTAAATGTTGGTCGATGTTAGATTCATCACCACCCCAATGAAAGCGTGTTGAACCATCTGCGAAGTAATTAGCACCTGCCATATTATAAATCTCCTATTAAATACCTTGTTGTTCGCCTAAGCGACGACGACGCTGTAAATCAGCAATCTTTAATTGTGCTTCTTTATTTGAGTATAATTGATGTCCATATTGACGATCTAATTTACCCCACTCGACCAAGAACTCTTGGTGTGACATAGCTTTACCACCTGTACCGCCAGTACTACCATTGACCAACGCACCGTTGTTAGAATTAACCAGACCAGTACCGCGAACATGGTTCATAATAACTTGGATAGCTTCATCTTGTTTACCGATACTCTCAAGATAGATGGCGTAACCACGTACATCTTGAGGTGCGGATGTGTTAAAACTGTTAATAGCTTCTTGCCACTGCTCAGCACCACCAGCAGCAGCATGTGCTTTCTGTGTAATCTGTGCCTTAAGTTGCGTAGCATGTTGATAAGCTGCACGAGCAGTAGCCACCACCTGTGCTGCGATATTAGGTTCTAAACCTTTAGTTAATGTCGCAACATCGATTAAGTCAGCATTACCATACTGCACAGCATTCTTAATAGCTGCTCCGAATGCTTCTTCACTTAATCCAGCATTAGCCGATACAACCTTAATGCTAACATCCAACGGACTGTCACCTGCGAAATCTTCTGGTGTATATACCTTAGCTGGTTGAGTAGGCGTTGGGTCTTCAACTGGTGTAGGTGTTGGATTAATTTGTGGTGCTTGGTATGCTTGATTCTGTTGGAACCCGAATTGACCCTGATTAAAGTTAGGATTAAATTGCTGTTGGAAGTTACCTTGACCACCTTGATTAAATTCTTGTGGTGTTGGATTACCTTGTCCACCTTGCAGTGTATTTTCTTGAGGGTTTCCTTGACCACCTGTATTAAATTCACTCATAAATACTCCTATTGAATACCTGCTGCCAATTGAGCAGCCTGTGTATTTTCTAACTGATTACCGCCTAACTGTGCGCCAGCTTGTTGTATTACTTGTTGTCGCTGTGCTTCTGCTGCACGTTGTTCTTCCATAGCCTTAGCGCGCATCTCTTCTTCACTGTATGTAATCTCTGAAATGTCGATACCATTAGACAGTAGAATCTTATCTACGATAGCATCAAGATTAAATCGCTTACTTACTTGTGAGAATACTTGAGCAACTGTAGCAATCTCATTTGCTGCTACTAATAAAGCTTGGTTCTCTGAACTACGTGATAATGCTTGTAAACCAGTTAGAATATTTAATTCGATTTCTTGTCTATCAATCGCCTGAATAAAATCTTTACGGACTTCATAGAGTAATAGATATGCTAAAGGTAAATGCATATTCTGAGATAGTTGTGAGTACACACCACCGAGGACTTGCTCTGCTTCATCAGCATTACGTGCAATCTCATAGGCTGTGACACGATCACCTTCTCGCATATTACCTGTGTACATGAACGCTACGTTTAAACGTTGCATAATAGCTTCTAAACCTAGCCGAACCTCATTCATCTTTTGGAATGATCCAGATTCATAATTCTGTACAGCATTAACGTTACCACTAATCCAATCTCCGTTACGTGAGTTCACAGCAGATTCTACATCAAAACCACCTTGTGCATTATACACATGACGGATAATTAATGATTCAATCTGATATTCTGTTAAACCTTGCGAGAGTTCCGATAACTTAGCAAAGTCACCTGCGTACTCTTCTACGTAACCACGACCATAAGCATCACCATTCATATAACTCCATGTTACAGGAATATACGGGCACAGCTTATCTCGATAGATTTCATAGTTTGGTAAACGTACACCATCTATTTCTTGTGTAATCTTCCACGAGATTACCCCATTGATATTACGCTTACGTATTCTAGTATAAAGATCAAGGGTTTCGTCCTCGTTACGATCTTGCAGTAGTTCCTGAGTCTCAGCATCTAATTCCCGATAACGTTTAGGTTCTCGTGTGATGATCTCAAGTACTTCTCCTACATTGTTGCGTAATAACGCATAATTCTTTAAACTAAAAACACGTAGGCGATTATCTCTACGAAGCAATAAAACTTCACCAGTGATAATAAGTAAACGCAATGCTTGCACGATCTGTGCATAAGATGCGTTGAAGAATAAACGACGACAAGCTTTGTTCTCTAAATCAATAAGGGTACTTGTACCACGCTTATCAACTAAGTCTTTCAACTCTTGACTAGGTTCGATTCTAAAGAAAGATGTGCTTACGGGAAATAACGTACTCGCTAAACGTGACGCTAACCGATTCACTAGATATGCACCTACACTCTGATAGTCATGCTCAATCTCTGCATTTCCATTATCTACCGTAATCTCACCTGTTGGGAACACGCTAGGTAGAGTCCAAAGTGCATACATTTCTAATCTTGTTTTTAAAGAATCGTCCGTGTATTCATCGTACAAAGCTCGAATAGTCTTTGTAAAATCATTTCCTTTGGACTTCATAAAACCTCCTAATAAGCATTAATCCCTAAGCTTGAATAACCACCTGTAGGTCGTTTCTTACGAGGACCATCTGCACCTGTGAAGGTAGTACCTCCTGTATCATCAAATTGTGTTACTTCTTTCTGTTCGTTAGCTTGTTGTAGTTTCTGAGCTTCTGCTTGACGACGCATTTCTTCCTCATACTTCTTTCCGAGGTCATCCTGCCCACCAATACCAAACATACCCATAACACTACCTAAAGCTTTACTTAACCAGCTCATCGTTTAATCTCCTTACGGACCACTGTAGGACCTTGTTGGTTAATTAATGTTTGTATCTTATACATTACACTACGTTGACCAGCTTTATAGGTTAATTCCTCTGGTGTAAGTAGTTCTGTATTCTCTGCAAAACAATACTTATCTAAGTAATCATATTGCTCTTGAGTGAATAATGGAATGTCTCTTGCACTCACTTCTTCTCTCCTTCTATAAGTACAACTTCAAATAAGTTTCTTCCCTTCTATAAGTACAATTTCAAAAAAAAAGCCCACATACTCGAAAGTATGTGAGCCTTGTTTAACCAAACATATAACGGGATTTAGAAATCTCCGATAACTCTAAGTTACCTTTAAGTGGTAGTGTGTACTCTTCAAGATCAATATTATTAAACTTTAAGAAGTCTTCAATACTGAATTGTGTATACATATCAATAAATGTTTTACGTAGTGAGATATGCATAGATTCTACATCACTAGGATGAGTTGCGAACGAATCGTGAATTGGTAGAACTTGTCCATCAAAGTCCAAGATAGTTAAACATAAGTGACTGCTATCCATACTGTGTACAAAGTTAGGTACAATACCATTAGCTGCTCTTAAGGTATTATATTGATTATCTGGATAACGATATGCAATGTTATTAACACCCATTGAACGAATTGCTACAGTTTTAGTCACCATACCCTCTGCCCAATTTACAACTGGAACACCTACTGGACTAAACCAACGCATAGCATCAGCTTTATTTTTACGTACAACGTTCTGCAAATAATTCATCATCTCCGCAGATTTAGGTACAGTATCTTCAACACCTTTACGTAATGCCTTACCAACTGGTTTAGCTAATCGGTTGTAAGTAAAGACTGTCTTACCATCTAACTGAATCTCATCCATACCTGATTCATACATATCATTAGCTAAGCCCTGAATAGTCGATAATAACTTCGAACCATACACATAAGTCATCACCGGTTTCTTCGCCATATTACGACTAATAGGTTTATCAGTCCAATACTGACGTACAGCAGGAGAATCAGCTAATTCTAACTTAGATGCATCTGCTACGTGAGCTACACGCATATAAATATCAGACTTCTGATCTTCACCATTATCTACCAGATTAGTGTATAAACCACCTACCTCGTCTCTAGTGAGCGCAGATAAATGCTGTAACCCTGAACAAGTAGCGTCCATTGCAACAGGCACATGACAAACATACTCTGTAGGGTCTGGTAGTTGTAAAGCAGATTGAAGCGCCAATCCAGCTTGCAACAAGGTGAACGCTGTATCAGGCTCAGGGGCATCAACGTCAAACGGGTTATTGATAAAATTCTGAATGTAGTTCCAGTTGTCATCACACCACTTCTCCTTCAAATCTGGATCATGTTTATCATAACCACAACAGTTTGCAACATGAATCTTTAACCATTTAAGTCCTGTTTTACCTAAAGGTTTACCTTCTGCAAAATCAAGACAACCTTTAATACAATCATTCGATTGTGGGTTAATACTGCTACGGAAGTAAAGACGACCTCTCCAATCAATAAACGTTGGAAAGTACAAACGTTCTTCGTCCTGATATTTAACCAATTCTTGAATACGACTTAGGATACCATGCTGACGACCAACACGTTTAGCTTCTTGTGTGTACCAAGAACTCATTAAACCTTTCCAGAATTGGAACTGATCTAATTCTTCCTCAGTAGCCTCTGACTTTAACCAATCCTCGGTAAAAGGAAATGCAGGTTTCGGTGCAGGTTGATAACTCGGTAAACCTAAAATACCTACACGCATAGCAACTGCCTTACGTAAGATTGCTAAGATGTCTTTATTGATACGGTAAGGTACAGACTGTGCTTTATTCATTGCAGCCTTAGCTAGCTCTGCACCATTGTTTAGATTATCAATAACCCACTGCTTATGCTCTTTCTTAATAAAGCGAATACCACACATAGGGGAGTTATGTTTAAACCATTCAGTTAAATACCCACCGTTATACTGACCTTCCCAATCCATAGGTTTGATCAACATAGGAGGATATTTAACAACTGCTCTGGCTGCACTAGCTGCGTCCTGAAAGTGTTTCGCTAAGGTTTCAGAAGCTTTTATGTGGTACATACCACTATCTAATTTACCCCATTGGAATAACCCTGTAGCGTCATATAAACAACCTACCAATAGCTTAGCTACACCTATACGCTCCTCTTGGGACCATTGTTCCCAATCTAGTTGAATAGATTTAGAACCTGCTAAGAATGTACGATAACGATGGGTAACTGATTTTGTACCTGTGTTATCTAAATATTGGATAGTCTTATCGGTATATGCAGGATTTAACTCTTGCATAAATACTAACATAGACTCCGACTCAATCATACGACCAATACCTGTAAGTACTTTCTGCATAGATACTGGTTCAGGTACAGCACATGCGTTAATAATATCACGTAATGCAGCCATTACTAAAACTTCTGGATCAGCGATAGAAAGTAATCTTAAGTACTTTCCACCAACACCACGAACCTTTTGTTTCTTAATTTCATTTAAAGCTTCTACACCAACTTCAAATGCTTTGGCTAGTAGGATACGACCTGTACCTACGTCAGCAGCACGTCCTTGCTGATATGCATCTAATACCTGCTTCTGACCAGCAATGATACTATCATGACTGTATGATTCTTCAAGAGCTATTTGGCGTTGGTATAGATCAGACATTATATCTCCTAAACTTTAATTTTGTTTACTAGCTGTTGTACTTTACGTTTGAGGTCATCAATAGAACCGTCATTATGAATTACATAGTCTACATAATCATAAGGGTTATCTGATAATTGTAGTTCGGCTGCATAGACTTCCGAAGCATGTAGTTTACCTTGTGGTACAGGATGTCTGGTAATTAGAATGTTGAAGTCCACATTCTCATTATCAAAACGAACATCAGGGATGATCAGGTTACGGTCTTGATCACGTAGGTAGTTAACCCAAATGTCAGGATCAATAGCACGACCTACTTCCGTACCTAATAGTTGTTGGAACTTACGAGGACTCATCCAAGTACACGAGTCAATATGTTTTTGGCATAAAGAATTCCATTCATCTAAGTCTACATCTGACCTGTTAAGCTTAAGATACACATAATCAGTAGCATCAATAATCTTATCCGCTAGACATAAATCTATGAACTTATCCACCTCCTTCACATTACGATAATCAAAGTTCTCACCGAATACTTGACGCGCTGCTTCTTTAAGTAAACCTGCATAACGATCAATTTCAAAATATTGACCAACCTCTCTCAAAGCTCGTTGTAAGATAACTGCTACCGTATCTTTGCCTGAACCTGCTAGTCCAATTAAACCTATCTTATAACTCATCAAGCATGTTCTCCTTCGTAAATTTCTCGCATGTGTTCAAGTTCGACTTTCTTCTGCATAGCATAACCGTCAGCACAACCATATAGCATTAAACAACCTCGGAAGTGGTGATTGCCTTGCCAACCTTTATACGGTTCATCATGTACATAACATGCCCCAACCACTGCTGCAAACTGTTTACGACCTGTCATAGGTAATTGACGCTCGGCATAAGCATACATTTGTTGATGTCCCATTACGAAAGATTCACCAACCGTCTTAAGACGTAGATCAAGATTACCGCCTAGTGGCTTACCTGTGTTCACGTTAACTGCATAATGTACAAAATGAATACCACAGATATTATGTGGTTTTAAGAACGGGATAACTTCCCAACCGTAATCATGGAAAGCTAGTTTATCTGTACCGATTAGACCCTCAAACTCTGGATGAGTCTTAACAAAACGATCAATACGATCTTCATGATTACCTAACACCGCAACCTTACGCGGGTTATAACCTTTAACAGATCGGATATAGTCTTCAATGATACCTAACGCTTCATCACCTGCTTCAATATCTAATACGAAGCGACGACCTTCTGCACTAAGTTGCCCTTTATCGTAAGTGCTTAACGATGCCATGTCATAATGATCGCCAATCTGTACAATAATGTCAGGCTGCTTAAGTTTGATATAGTTTGCAATCCAGTGGATATATTCAAGACTAATACCTTGTTTAACCTGAGTATCACCAATTACAAAGATTGTAGGCTTACGCATCTTCAATGCTACACTCTTGTCAACACGATGAGCTAACTTCTGAATGTTATCTCGAATAGTTCGATCAGAGATACCTAACTCTGTAGAAATCTCTGAGCTAGTTAAACCTTGAAAGTGCATACGAAGGGCACGTTGTTTCCATTCTTTTAAACTGCTGAATACTACTTTAGACATAAATTACTCACCTTTCTGTTTACGTTGTTTAACTACTGCTCGTGCTTTTCGTGCTGCTGCATTTCGCTTCACACGCTGAGCTTCTTTCTTCTCATCGGCTGTTTTGTGACTTGGGTAAATCATAGTCGTTGGATGTGCATCACAATAAGCATAATAATTAAGTAGGTTCTGCAACCACTCTCGGATTGCTGCATGCTCTTTAGACTTACTGCCCCAAGAACCTACTGCATTAATTACCTTACCTTCACCAGCGTTACAAGAACGATGAAGTGTACCTCGTATTAAACCTGTCATGTGGTCATGATCCACTGCGTAATCTGAATCTCTACCCATCTTAGTAAAGTCAATCGGCTTGTGACATAGTAAACACTTCTCACCTTGCTCTTTATAGAGCTTCATAGCGATAGGTCTTAATTGACCTCTGGAAATCTTACGTGCTGTCATCCTAATAAATTCCCGAATATCTCTTTCTCGGATTGTAGTTGCTCGTCGGCTAATTTCCAATCCCATGCACTGAACTCACTATAGAAACGGGCTAATCGTGCTACACTTGGACGACTACCTAACGAGTTACCTAAGCGTACCTTATGTACCTCTACGAATGGGTCAGGGTTCTTTAAAGTACCATCCTCATCTACATACCACATGTTAAAGTTAAAGTCGAAGCTTTGAACTAATGCTGGTATGTCCGTATAGCTGTACTTATCGTACGCAATGATATTGATATTACCTTCTCGCCAGTCTGCTACGAAGCCTGTGTGACCCTCATATAGGGAACGTTCAGCTTTAGTTAATATGTGTTGAGAGTGTTCTGGTAAACCAAACTCTGCTTGAAGCTCTTCAACATCCTCTATATCCTCAACAAGTACCGCAATATCAATATCTGAGGTATCCTTACCATATTTAAGTTTACGACAATAACCACCGACTAATGCTGCGATATAGCCATTCTCTTTCAACCAACCTAAAACATTTTGAACTTCTACAGGTAATTCAACTTTAGTTGTCATAAGATTCATCCTCTATACGTTTCCAATCACCACCAAAACAATCTTCTAAGAATTGTAAATTTGCTGGGCTAAGATCATGTTCTTTTAAGAACTTATAAGCACTATCTTCACGATTACGTAACAACCACATAGCTTCTGCTTCTGGTAGTACGTTTTGATTAATAGCTCTATAACCGTCTAGGACGACGTTACAGGCTTCATTCTCATCCTTGATAGGTTCTAAGGTGGCTAACGTTAAAGCTTCACCACAAGCCTTACCGTTCAATTTAATGATACCTTTAACGTTATCCGCTACATCTCCCATTAGTAATTGTGCAAAGAAGAACTTCGTACCTTTACCAACAATTTTAGATGCGGGTTTTAAACTCGGTGTCAACCACTCTTTCTTAGCAATCCATCCAAAACGATCACCTTTAAGTAATGTTTCGAACTTACCTTCATCCATGTTATAGGATTTGTGCGGAGATATTTGCAAATCTTTATCTGCACTTACTAAGATACCATTCTGATAGTGATAATGGTCAATCATCAAAGCATCATCAGCTTCAATATCATAGTGACTAAACACCTTAATTGTAGGATGATCTTTGAAATACTCAGGTGCAATATTACGTAACTCTTCTAAGTTAGCAGGTTTTTGTTTACCTTCCCTGTTACCTTGATACGGTTTAACTGTATTCAGTAAATGCCGTCCGTTCTTAGCACAACCTGTCGGAGTTAAATGAACTCGTGCAGTTGTCGCACCTGTTAAGAACATCTTTTCTTGAATAGCAATCTCGAAGTTATTAATAATAGTTTGCATCTTACGATACTGAGTGCATACATAGTAACAGTCACTATCTCCATCATGTAATAGTACATCTCCTTGATGACCTGCTTTGTATGTATCCACTTTAGAGATACTATCAGAGGTTACGCCAAAGCGTGCTAGGATATTATTCATACGGAAATCCTAATGTTTATTAAAATCTAAACTCACTCGCACTTCTCCCCACAGTAATGACAAGTTCCAGTATAAGTTGCTACTAGTCCACAATTAGGGCAATTCATTGGCGTTGCTGGTTGAAAGTTTTCATCTTCGATATAGGTGTACATGTAATCTCCTAGAGGTTGCCTCCCGAAGGAGGCTTATAATTTGGTTGTAAGTAGGTTTTAAACGGCTGGAACTGCTGGGAGGTCTACCACTGGAACTGCTGGAATATCTGTCTTATCCTCATCAACATGTTGATCATTAGGGTCCGACTCTTCCACCTCAGCTTCAAGTGCTGGTAAATCTTCACCTTGACTAATCAACAATAGGTCGATTGGTGAACCTTTAAAGTTCGTAGCACTACGGATTTTCTCTTGGATGAAGTTCTTACTTTTCTTCTCGACAACTTCATTACCGTTTGCATCCTTAGTTTTCTTATCGTACTCACCTTCAATGAAGATAGAGTCCCATTGTTCTTTAGTAGGTGCATCCCACAAGAACAATTGATATTCATCTGCTGGGGTATCTGCTACACCATCTTTACCTGCTTCATACATAGCACCCGTCATTGCATTAGCAATTGGCTTCTGTAGTTGAGAGAAGTCATAGGTGTTATATTCTTTACCGTCTTTACCCTTTTCAATACCGATTGATAACAAGTAAATGCTGCCAAGCTTCTGTACAAAGTGTGTTGCATCTTTAGCATAGTTCAGTGCATTGAAGATTTTCACAGCACCAGCTTTTTCATTTTGGTGTAAAGCGATATCAAAACGTGTACGAATCTTTTCAAGTTTACCATCTTGTACGTATGGTTCTTTTGTACCGTCAGGAAGCGTACCAATACCTGCAAGGATGTGGAATCCTAAAGAAGCAGTCTTAGCTGGTTTCTTAGGTTGACCTTTAAATGGTTTCTGTTTCTGAATACCATGATCAATGTATTGTGTGAACTGTACAATTGCTGTACCTTCACCTAACAGACGTTTCTCAAAACCACCTGCTGTAGTTTCTGTCATGTCTAATTGTACTTTACCTGATTCGATTGCTGCTGCTGCTTGTGCTAATAATGCGTTCATAATTAAACTCCTGAGTATTAATGGCTTGCAAATTCTTTGTGAAGTTCTTCACGTTTGGCTACTACCCAACGCTTCAGTACTTCAATATCTTTTGAATGTTTCTGATAACGTTTACCGTCTAAGCATACTTCTGCACGAAATAACTTACCGCCACGTACAGGCATAATACCTTTGATACCTGTAGTAGAACGCTCGTGAACTTTGATATTCATTTGATTCTGACTTGTAGTAGTTGTCCGTAGGTTAGCTATTCGGTTATCTGTTTTGGTTAGGTTAATATGGTCGATTTGTTGTGGAGGTTGTTCGTTATAGTGTAAGAACCACGCTAAGCGGTGTGCTGCCATTTGCTTACCCTTATAGGTCACTTTAATATAACCTTGATTAGATAAGCTGTTACATACCGTATTGGCTGCGTAGTTACCTGTTCTAACTTTACGAATGATCTGACCAGTTAAAGAATCATATTCAAATACTTCTCGTAGTTCTTCACTAAACATATTATCTCCTAATCTAATGTCTCCTTATTCATCATTGAAGAACCTATCTCCAACTCAGCAGGGAACGGTGTTGTATCATATCTCCACTCTGTTAATGCAGGGATACGGGTTGTCATCCATTTTGGTGTAGAGTCCATAATCTCTTTTACCTTTGTACCGACCATAACAGCCGTTTCTAAATCAACACAATCCAACATTATACAGTCATGGACGGTGTTGATAGGTAGTGCTTTACCTCCAAAGAAATCATTCTCAATTAACCAGCGAATGACTCGACCACATGCACACTGTACAATGAAAGATGCCTCACCTTGAATTGGATAGTTAGCTATCTGTGTGTCTTTGTAATCGTACTTCTCTCCAACACCCTTAACATATTTCGGGAATTGTCGGAAGCTATAGCATGTGCCAGATAGTGCTTTGAAGAATCCACGACGAAAGTGTTTCCATATGCCGTTAACCAATTCTGATTCCATCGGCATAGATAATCCGTTCTGTTCAACCTGTGGTCGGACGATGCGTTCTGAAAACGTAGAGGACTCTGGAAATAACTTTCGTTCTGTCTCTTTAAATTGTTCCGCCTCTTCAAGAGAACATCCAGTACTGAGACTAATGCCCATAGCAGAAGCACCATACTGATTAGCAAAAGCGCGTGGTTTAATGTCTGTACGTAATTGTTTGTACTTCCTGTGTTCAGGATGTTCTTTGTTATGACATTTATCATAAACAACCTCATAAGGTTCATTCAGCGCACCAGCCAAACGATAACAGTGCATGTCTGTACCATCTAAAAGCTGTTGCAATAAGTTCTTATCTCCTGAAATACTAGCTAAAGCTACTACCTCAAGAGCGCTATAGTCACACTCAACTAAACGACCATCACTACCAAAACGAGACACGAACATCTCTTTAACCTTACTCGTACCGTCTCTAGGCACGTTCTGGAGATTCGGTTTTGAACCAGATAAGCGACCTGTAACGGTTGCACAGTTGTTTAATTGGTGATGGATGATACCATTTGGTTCTACGTATTGAAGCATACCTGACTGCTTACCCTTATCATCTTCAACAAGATAATATGTCGTGGTGTCTTTGATTAACTTCTTCATATCACGTAACGGCTGTGCTGCTTCTGTGAACTTAGCTACTAAGTCTAAAGCATCATCACCTGTTGAATATACAGGAGTACCACAAGCTGCATGTACACGCTTACCTTTGAACTCTGCACGATCACCTGTGAACTGCTCGGATACATGCTTAGGTAGTTCATTGAAGTTTACCAAACCTTCAAAGCGGTATGTTCCTTTACCCCATTTAAGTTTCTCCACATCAGAATCAATCTTAAATGTTTTAGGTAATCCCTTATTTTTACCTGCTTTGTAAACGACCAAGTTTTCAATAATACGTGATTGGTCTTCTTGTGATGCTTTGTCAAACGTAGTAACAGTAATATAATTTCCATCTACATCTTGATAAACCTCAACCTGTTCAAACTTAGGAGGATCGTAAGGAACTTTCTTATCATAGGTAATCGTACCGCCAAATAAGAACGCACTCATATGATAACCAGAAGTGAATGAGAATTCTAACTCGTCAGGTAAATCTTTCGGTAGATAACTACGAACATCTTCTTGTAGCTCTGCAATACGCTTGTACTGCTCATCCATATTCTTCTTAGCTACATCCATGTTTACGTACAAGCCGTTATACGTTGCGATAGCATTAAACAATAAACTATCCATACGCATCTTAGCCATTTCGTACATACCTACTTCTTGCATGTACGCTACTTGAGCAAAGCATACTCGACGTGTATTCGCTACGTCACCACTATGCTCATCAGCTAAGTATTCCATTAACAATGCTTGGTCGATTTCAGAAGTCTTATAACCTTGTTCCCAAAGTAACTTAACCGCATCAATCTTTTTAGTACCACCGTACTTCACAGAACAATCTTCAAGCTTAGGATACATTTCAGTTTGATGTGAAATTAAGAACTCTGCATATTGAGTACAGAATACACGTCCACCGTTATTCAGGAACTTCTTAATCAACTCAAACTTGGTTGCAAGTAACCAATGTAACTCAAAAGATAAGTTGTGGGCTACTAATACTTTAGAATTCAATAAGTCTTCATCAAACGCTGTCGATGCTGCCCATTGATCAGGTTCGGTATAATACTCTGACTTAACTAAACCATTATCACACGCCCAACCAGCAGCTACTACATAGTTCTCAGGGCAATGTGGACTAGCTAATGATCCACAGTACTCGTAGTTTTCAACTTCAAAATCGAGAATAATCCAATTATGTTTCATACATGTTTCCAACTTCTATTGTTAGCGATATGACTTACCATCACATCTGAAATACCATACTTGCGCGCTAGTGCTGAATAACCAAACTTACGACTATCTTTCACATACTCTGCTCGAATTGCTTTAACCACATCGTCTGTAATCTTAGCATTAGGTGAATCCATACCATGAACATTTCGTTGTCTACCACGATCATTCATGTCTTTAATATTATCTTGTTGAGTACCAATCTCTAAATGATCTGGATTAATACATACAGGGTTGTCACACTTATGTCTAACGACTTTACCTTTAATATCTTCTAAGGTTACATTGTTAGCTTCACAGTATGCTATTCGATGGGCTAATGTCATCTTACCTTTATAACGGTAGCGACCATAACCACGATTAGTTAGTTTAGTTCCTGTATAATGGATACAAGCTTCTCGTATACTCATTCATTAATCTCCTTTAAGTATATTTATAAGAAGAAGTATAAATAAGAATACTATAATATTACTTATGTATATTATTATAGTTATATTTATAATATTTAATATCATATTTATATCTCCTTCTATTAGTACAACTTCAAATAACTAACTACTAAATCAGTTACTTACAGTACCCAATTAACGATTAACTAGGAAGACTACTATAGATATAAACAGTAGTGTTTGTTGCCACCCTTCAAGAGCATTCCACCATTCAAGCATCAGGTTCATCCTTATCTTCACGTACCCGAACCACTTTAGGTAATCTTAATGCTTTACCTGTACTTGATTCTTGAAGTGCTTTAACTTCCCAAATCTTACCTACAGGTGTATATGCTTTGATTGCTGGTTGTACTTCTGGTTCATAACTTTGGTAGATTTCATAATGCTCTGTGAGTTGCTTGCGCTTCTCATCAGTCCATCCTTTACCCAAGTCAGCGGAGAACATATTGCCCTTATAAGCGAATTTAAGCTTAGCAATTTGACCGGAACGCTTACCTTTACCATACTCAACTCCTACACAAAGCAGATCAAGATGAACACCACGAACAATCTTCATTGCCCGATAACCTTTATGACCAGCTACCCAATCAGCATTAGGGTCTTTGAATACAGCACCTTCATGACCACGAGATATTAAATCTTCCACATACGCATCAGCTTGTTCACGATCTCGGATGATTGTGGATTTAACTGAGTAACCTACCACACCTGCCCCTAGTAGTTTGTCGGTTAGATTAGCTTGACGTATACAGTACAATGTGTCACTGTGACCGTCTAAGAACTCGTCAAAGTGCAAGTAATCATGTAACATCACGTAGGATTGCTCCATTGCCTCTATATCTGCTGTTCCCCACTCTGCCTTACGGTTAGTACTTACTAGACCAGAAAGTTCCTCTAACGTGATTGTAGGAGCAACTAGCTCACCTATGTAAACACCATCAGTTAAACCATATATGCTCATGAAGTAATCAGTCTCATAAAGCTCTCGGTAGTATTCCTTACCTGTACGGCTATAGGCTTTAGGCATACCATTGTGCATAACGATCAGAATATAAACACCGTCGTATTTAATCTGACCAATTAAAGGATATGCAATCTTACTTTCAGGTACTTCTTCAAAGTGCTTGACAAGCTGAACAGGGTTCTTAGTCTTAGCTAAGTACTCTTCAATTAGATCATGACTCATACGTTTGGAACCTCTGTTTTGTTAGCGAACGGTTGACGAATAAGCTTACGAACAATATCCGCGTCTTGTTCATTAGCCCAATAGAAGGCAATACCATCATCTATATTCTGAATGGCGTGTTGTTTACCACAACGATATACGCTGTTCTTACTAAAGCTTACACCGTAGAAATCACCAGTATGTTTACGTCCATCTTTAATAGGTGCAGGTACTTTATGTCCAAAGAAGTCAATATACTGTTTAGCGATACGGAAGATACCACTCTCAATACCACCGTAACTTAAACAACGAGGATTTCCAATTCGCTGCCAATCCTGTTGAATCTGATTGAAAAGCTCTAAGGTTTCACCTGTTCGAATAGCTTCAAATACTTTTTCAGGTGTAAGTGCAGCTTCAAAAGAGAAGTGTTTGTCGTGATAATTCTGCTCTGCGATAGTAACAACACCTGCTAATTGATGCCATACACCTACATAACTATGCCCTATAACCAAATCAGAACCACCTTTTAAACGTGTAGCGATAACTCGTTGTTCTTGTTTCATTTCCTTAACCTCTTGTTTACCTGCTTTAAATAGTACAAAACGATTCGCATTATAGAATGTAACGAACCCATTATCTAACCCAATTACATTATCTCGGACTATTGTGACTGTGTAAACTTTACCATTACTTACAGTTTCGCAACCAAGAGAGTTACAGCATCGAACTAGATCACCAACTTTAAATCTATTCATAATCATTTCCAAGTGTTTAAGTCAGGGTTAAAGAATGTCTCAGCTTTGAGATATGATTTCTTACCTGCACGTTTAAGTTTATTCTTCGGTGTACTGATACCACGCTGGTATTCAATATCCTCTGTAGGTTGCAGCCAAGCACCGCCAAAGATGGCTAAGTCAAGTGTAGTCTGTACACCTGTTTTACTGTTCTGCAATGCAGATAGAGGTGGGAATAACATATCCATACCCTCAGCACTAACCTGAATACTTCCGATATGAATCATCTTATGAATCGCTGCGAACTGTCGCATCGTATCCCACACCGTTTCTAACTGCTGTACATCATTAGCAGCTTGAGCGCCTACACAGCGAATACGGCCAGTCATGTCTGTAATCACACAGAATGGTTTATGTTTACTGATTAACTTATTAACATCAGCAGTTGTTGCACCATGAATATTCACTAATCGAATAGCATCAGTACGTCCAACTACTTTCTTATAAGCTTCACGTAAACCATCACCACCTAACTCTTTACGCATTTCGAACAGCTTATTACTATCAACACCAAGTACCGTACTGTATACACGAGGCATAATGTCCTCTGCTGTACCTTCATTGATCAAGTACAAGACAGGCTGGAACTCTACCTCACCAGCTTCTACCAAGTCCTTATGCTGTACTGCAAACGACTTAGCGATCGCACAGAATAATGATGTCTTACCTGCGTTGGTAGGCATAGCTAATGCAATGTTCTTACCAGCAGTCGCACCTTTAAGATCATCACAGATGACGTCAGGTAAACAATCGAACTTATAACCACTATCATCAGCAGATAAATCAATTAACTCTGCAATATCTGTATCACACCATAGCGCTTCTACTTGCGTTGTAACACGTTGTTTATGTGTTTGGGTAGCTACCTCAAGCTCACTTGCTAAATCGATCTCCTCACCGCTCTGGAAGCGTTTCAGGATCATACCAACTTCACCTTCATACCGTAGTACTTCTAGGTTATCGCAAGTACTCTTGATAATATCCTCACTCACTGGCTTACGTAACAAAGTAGTTAGCGCAGCCATAGCAGTGATTTGCTCTTTCGTCATGTTACCTTTAAGTTTCACCAGCGTATCGAATGCAGACCAATCTACATATTGATGTTCTGGATACTCTTTAAAGTAAACACCAAACCAATCCAGTAATCGGACTGTGTTAGCGTCTAACATGTCTTTAGGTACAGACGTATAAAGAAGATCGAAACGCTTCTTATCACTCAGTGCATGTAACACATTCCGATCAATTGGTTCCCGGTCAGACATAAAATTTCCTAATTACTTCAACTTACTAGCTAATTGGTTTACTGTTAAGTGTTCGTCACACCAGTCTTCAAAACCATCATTACGTCCGAACTCATATTCTTGAATACCAGACCAGATACATACCGACATGTTAGGTTTAACTGTGGGAACAACCGCTTCATTTTGTAACTCTCGGATATTCTTAGAGTGTAACAACGACACTAACTGATTACATTCAGCATGTGTTTTAGGAATAACACATATAATAGCCATTACTTAAATACCTCCGAATCAAGTACACCATGTTCTTTCCAATGGTTAAAGGCATTGATGAAATCATCAGGAGATTTAGCATCATAGCTATTTTCGGTCACAATGTTACGACTACCGTCCGCATTCAAAATTCGACCGTCTGTACCTGAGAACTCAGGATGATTGACCTCAGTATCCCACCAAATCTCTACATTAACACCATCAGAACCATAAGGTTTCAAAGATTTAAATTCGTTATTTCCTTGACTATTTAAGAAGTCTACAATAACCTTGTGTTGTTCAGCGTTTACGTCAATATTAATACCGTTGTATAACATTAGATAGCTCCAAATAATTGTTTGATTTCGTTAGGTTTTAAATCCTTTGGGTCAAGTCCTAAAGGAATACTAACCCGCAAGTAAGGTACACCAAAAAGACTAAGACGATTACTAATAAGCCTTTCAGCAGTTTGTCCTGCAAGATCGCCATCCAATGCAAGAACTGGCTTACGGGATGACAAGAAGTTAAGCTTTTCATCTTCAAAATTAGTTCCTAGTAAACACATTGCACTGCAACCTGAGTAATGTTTTATCTTCATACTTGAAAACAAATCCTCAGTAACAGCTACAGGCTCTCGTGTATCGAATTGATTTTTGCCTTGCAAGTACACAAAGCTCTTAGGATTTTCTTTATAGTATTTGTACCACTTCATAGGGGAGACACCAGTACAATCTCTACCGATGTCAACACCTTCGAAGCTAAATACTAACCGATCATCCTCTAAATTATACATAGGTCTATATGGCTGTAGAATCGTCGTAGAGACACCTTTGCTTTGGAGTAGTACAACCATACGGCTGTACTTGCTTTCGTGCTTCTCCGCTAATTCTGTAAGCGTACATAGCTGCTTATAGTTCAAGAAGTGCTTAATGACAGGTGCTTGAACTAACGTCTCCCTAGCTAAGTGTGTCTTCCAGACCTTACCACCTTCATGACAACGATGACACCAACATGACCAACTGTCTAAGTTGTTGTAAACATCCATTGCTTTAGTCTGCTCTGCTCCATGCCATACCCTACGTTTCTGACCTAATGGTACGGCTTGTGCATCTGCTAACCACTCACTACTATGTAACATGTGACCACCTAGTACCAGCTACTACACTTTGAACTGTTCTATGGTTACAGCCTAGTTTCTTAGCTAAACCAACAGTTCCCCATTCTTTAGAGCGTCGTATATAGTGTTGTCGAATGTAGCGGACTTGATCTTCTGTTAGTACAGAATTACTAATATCCTCACCCTTCGCTTGCCTGTTACGACTAGTCATGTCATTCATATTATCTTGATGCGTACCTATCTCAAGATGATCAGGATTGATACAGGCACGATTATCACACTTATGTCGTACCACTTTCCCTTTAATATCTTCTAGGGTCAGGTTGTTAGCTAATATGTAAGCCACTCTATGACTACGTTGTATGGTGCCCTTGAAGCGACGATAGGAATAACCGTTCACTTTGTGAATATTCGTACCTATAATACAATCCATACTACCTCCTATTATTCGCTGCTATGAAGCATCTCCTTTCACCTTACGCAATTGACTAGGGTATAGGAAGCGTTCACAAGTTTCTACGCTACCATCAAATTTTACATATACATGTAGCTCTGAATCTCCTACGTCATCTATACGCATGATAATACCTGTAGCACCCTCACTAAAGTGCTCTCTGTCAAAACCGATTAAGTGTTTAACTTTAACACGTTTACCTACAACACAATTCTTACGCTTCATCTTTAACTTCCTCCAAGTTTAAATGCGAACCCCAATCGAAAGTACCGTCATTAAATTCCACAGCACAACTTAATGAGCGTCTGCGCCCATCCCAAAATACATGGTTATAATGGGCATCTTCTTTGTCAGATACCACACCAACTTGACCATGCACTAGCGACTCAAAAGAGTTGCCATTAGGATTACTTGAGATACGAACACGCATACCTACTTTAACTTTACCAAATTTCATCCGACTACCCTCACTAAAGGTTTAATGGAAGTTTGATCACAGTACCATTTAGTCCCGTTGTCAAATAACACACCTACAACACCATCGACGTACGCAAAAACCGTACCCTTTGTACCTTTGTCTACAACAAATCCGAGTATACGATAAACCCGAGCACCTACACTATACCCATGCATTTCGTTTAGCCTCACGTTTAGAGCGACGATCTAACTTACGCTCTTTGACAATGTTCTTACGTTCACGTTGTTCACGCTTACGCTGTTCATAGTTAGTTAATTCTACGCATTCATCCACATACATAAAATCAATAGAGTGTCCTTTAATATCTAACTTTGACATGTTCTACCTATTAACGAAAGTGATTGACGATAGCCTTAAGAGTAATTAAGAATTTCTTAAACAGTGAAATCTTTACACTGAATGGATTATATTCTACCATCGGCTTAAGTTCAATAACCTTAGCATTAAGTGAGTAATCTATTAGTTCAGCACTATCAAAGATGTTTAGTTTACCTACATGTCGATAGATGTTTCGAGTTTTGATTGTGAGTGGGGTCCCTACCTTAGCCTGTTCAAAACCAGCACCAGTAACGCACACAGTAGCTACGTTACCCTTAACACGAACACCTGCTGGATTGTTAGGATCATGTTGTTCATAATATTCTTGTGGCATCATATAACGTAACTCAATACCACAATCCGCTAACACTTTCTTAGTAGCTTCAAAGTGTTCAGGTGAATAGTTAGCAACACAGAAATCAGGGTAGTTAAAGTTTTCCATTATTTAGCTCCTTTTACTTCCACAGCGAAATGTTTAGGTGTACCGTGTTTACTAACATACTCATTGAGTTCTTTATTAAGTAACTCAGGTTTAAATACTGCTAAATATGCAGCTTGATATAACGCAGCGAATGGGATGAATAGGTCCTCACCTTGTTCTCGTAGCAGCATCACACCGTTAAGATGTTGTTGAGCTAAGCGTAGTAACAAAGCACTCGGTTTGATACCTAAGCGAATTAAGAAGCTGTTTGTTGTAGGTTCGAAACACCAACCGCGTACAGTACTCTTACCTACACGAACATGGTCCGTAGGTTGTTGATGATAAGTAAAACCGCCACTTACAGCGTGGATATTATTACCTTCCATACGTAATGTGCTGAACTCACCTAATAACACAGCACGGAGTACCTGCTCTACTTTATGGTTATAGATAGGATTACCGATCCACTCTACATTATCAAATTTACCAACAGGATAAGCGTTACGTTTAGTCATTGTATAACTCCTTTAGAGTTGTTGAGAATATTTACTAGCAGCATCCATATAGAATGCTGCTATAAATATACTAGATTGAATTAGTTACACCGTTTAGATAATTAGCTAATCGAGTAGCTGGTCCTTTTGTGCGATAGAACGCAACCATACGTCCGTCAGGATGTCTGATTTCCCAACCACGTAGGTGACTACCCACTACTTTTAAGTTCGGATTCTGGTAGCTCCCATGCTGATATAGAATACGTCCAGTCTGCACATCAACAACCTTACCGATCGCATTATGCAGTACAGTCCCAGCGCCTACTAATTCAAAGTCATGGGCAGATACCGCACCTTGTGGGTAAATAACATAACCGATACAACCACTTTCTTCTAACCAATCAGTACCGTCATCATCCATATAGAACAGACGAATTGGTTGTGTTTTATCTTTGTACTGTTCAATAACTTGTTGAAGTCTTACGTCCATAACGTCACCTTAATTTTACTTTCAGATAACCAGCTAAGCACTGGTATCGCTAGAATGAAATAGAATAGAATAATACATTTCCACTTATTAGCTATAGGTAGCACCCATGTTGAGAAACACAGCGCTGCACCTATAAAGTAGTGGATCACAAATAGCCACTCAAGTATGCTCATGTTCTTCCTTGCTAGGATTAGCTAACCATTCATATGCAGATAACACCACATACGTTAAGCAGAATAAACTAGTTGTAAGTACGCCTTTCATAGTCCACATTGCCCCATATAACCTAACATATACGCTTTAGCAATACGAGTGCGACCTTGTTTCAATGCACGATAACCTGCACACTCATCTAATCTTCTTGTTGTTTCAGCATGTTGATCTTCGCAGAAAGTACCCTTCTCTTTAAAATACTCTACTTGCCCTACAGTATCGTGGTACATTATAAAGAATACTTGCATAGCTAACACAATATCATTATTAGCCAAAGCAAACTCATAGCATCGTTTAGCCATTAAGCAGTTAAGATAACGCTCATCCTCATACTTAGTTGTACCACGACCAAGCTCGTAAGCAAATGCGTGATCATGATCATGTACAGCACGATACAGTAAGTTTACTTGTGGGCTTAAATATAACTTATCTGCATCATTAGCACCGCTGTACACAAGGAAAGGCGAACCAAAGTTCTTAGCACATAACCACATAGCATGTACTTGTTTACCTGTACTAGGAACTTCCTCCGCATTAGCTGAATAGTGTATAGGGTACTGCCCTTGTTGTAATAACAGAGTTTCTTCAAGACACTGTGCAATTACAGCCATAATAGGTTCGACACCATAGATTATATGTGACATATTAACAATCCTTACAGATAAAATAAGAGAGGATGCATCCAGCAGCTATACATAGGAAGAATACAAGCACTTGTTCGATTACTGGCATCTCACTTCCCCTTTTGTCGTGCTGCAATTTCAGCTAATATAACAACGAATGTAGCTAAACATACACCATACCAGAAATGATAAGGTAATCCTAAGAACATGTGTCACCTTCCTTAAGCAATGCAGCTTCGAGTTTAGCTTGTAAGTAAGGGACACAACGCTCGGCTAATTCCTTACGCTTAGGGTTAGCCCATCGGTTAGGGTTGCCATAGAATTCTTCCAGACCTCCGACAGGAAATATATAAGTACCTTCTGGATTCTTTAACTGATACCACATTTCATCAACAAACCAATCAGGATAATCACCAAAGAATGTAAAGCATAGACCACGCTTTGCGTTTACCAACTTTTTAGTGATAGGTAAGTGTATCCGTTCACCATTCGTTGCTACAACATAATTCCAGTTCACTAATGCTTCTTTAAGTTGTGCGATAGTGTCTTGCAGTTGTTTAATAGTAGGTTCCATATTAAGCCTCTACTTCCAATTGATTTAACAATGTACGCAACTCTTTAGCTGCATCCGCTTTACCTTCAATATCCACGCCTTTGTTAATCGCTTTATTGTACTTACTGATAAGTGCAGCCACTTGAGCATGAACATCGAAAGTCGTTAACAGGTCTGGTTCAGGTTTAAAATCTACCCAATGGTTAGCAATAGCACCTGCTTCATCATACGTTTTAGACTTATCCTTAGCGAACAATCGACCTTGTTCAATAGCACTCTTGTCTGCTTTGTTCTCACGGTCCAACATACGAACATTACCATAAGCTAAAGCCCACTCACAGAACGCTGCTTTACGAGAACCTTTAGGCATAGCTTGAACTAGCTTATCCAACAAAGTGCTATCACCGTGTGCATCACAGTGCTTAAGACAACTAACGCCAGCAACATGAATATCGTTATCCAATTGCTTACCACGCTTAGAGATAGATGCGATTGCTTTGTTAATATCTTCAACAGTAATTAATAGATTCATAGTGTTCACCTTATGTGAGTTGTATTAAATAACCTTATTAACATGGTCGGCTATACCAACCATGCTGTAAGGTTACTCTAAGATTAAGTCAGCAACAGCTACCCATAACTCTTTGTCATCACGGTCTGGATGAGATGCTGTGTCGAAACGTACGTATACATCACCTGCATAATCGACTTTTGAAAGGATTGTACCAGCAGCACCTAATTCAAAACCAGCTTGACCCCAAGTCTTGTAGTTAAACATCTTAGGATTACCTTGCAAGTTATTAAGCTTTACACGGGCACCTACTACAAAGCCAACAACATTAGGCAACACATCAATGATTTGATCTACTGATTCATACAATTCAAAAGCACCACATGATAATAAACAACGGTCATTAGCATTGGTACTATATTCATTGATAAGGTCCGACACGATAAAGTGATTACCGTCTGTTAGACCTGCACCATTAGTATTATCAAACTTATAGCCCTTACCTTGTAAGCGGTCATGTTGTTCAGCAGTTAATTCAGCATTCTTTACTACATAGTTAGTCATAGTTGTACTCCTCAGTACGTGGTTAGAAAGATTCATAAGCGTTGTATCGATTGCAAGTGCAGCCAATACAACTATATAAATCCTTACGGAGTTATTAAAGACTTAACGCCTTAAAGCCTAGTTCGATAAGAGCTTACTACCTAAGTAATAAGTTTATCCATAAAGGACTTAGTACATCTATCGAATATCGGCTCGATAACGGGATTCACCGCTCAGGTAATTTGTTCTGGCTTACCTTACACCGCCTATGTAGCACATTACATCGTTAACGGCTTGCTACTGCCTTACAATTCACCTTCGACTTCTACCTATAAAAGCTTCTGTCTCTAGCCTAGCTCGTTTGCTATGGTTGTCATCTTAATCATGTTTGATTTCGTTGTCAACACTTAATTTCATATTTATTCAATTTAATTCTTATCAGTGTACTAGCTATTAAACTAGTACAAGATTACCGAAATCATCCATAATATACATTTCAAACTCGGTGCAGATACCATCGTAAACTCGTTGATTAAAGCTATGTGTTACCCAACTATAAGAAGCTGAACCATACCAATAAGAATGAGATAGTAAACGTATCATAGTGTATTACCTTGCTGAGTTAGTACACTGATAAGAACTAAGATAATTCTAATTAGTGTATCAGCCGTTAAGCTGATACACTTTTAACAGTATTCACTTGGTAATGCTTACCCTTGAAATTAATATACTCAATTGGGAAATTACTAAATGGTTTGAACTTAACTTCTCGTTGGTAGTCTTTACCATCGTGATTAAATATAACCCATAACTTACCATCAGAGTGTACATCTTTCGATAGGTACGTACTATTGATATGATCTGCTAATTGTTCCATAGTGCTCACCACTGGATTGATTGATACACTAATTAGAACTATCTGAATAAATACTTTAAAGAGTAACTCAAGAGATTCGTCATCGCTTGGTATGAGTGCATAGTAATACGTTAGAATTTATACGTCAAGCACTTTCTATAAATAATTTATTCATGTGATCATAAATTAATCAATACTAATACTTCTATACTTTTATAAGCTTATTTCAGGGGTAGGTTAAGTTATTAATATATATAGATAATATTTGAAGTTGCACTACTAGAATAGAATAGAATAAGAACTACAATAAACTTCTAATAAATATTAATATAAGAATATATCTATAGAACTATCTATATAAATACTGATAAGAACATATAGATAAGAACTGTATAAGAAAGTAATAAGAATATAGATATAAGAATAGTGATAAGAACTATGATATGAAGTGATAGATAGAACGACATAGAGGCGTAATAAAAGTACATAGAGGCAAGACAATAGAGCATGCGTAGAGGCAAGCTACCGAACCAATACAGACGTTCCGAGAAAGAATATAGAACCTTTCTATATACGTTGATAAGTGTAGTGGATAAGTGATCTTCCTAGTGATATTCCCAGCACTGTACACTCTCCGAGTGGTGTTCTATATAAATATATTAAGAAAGGTGTAGACAACTGCTGAGATAGTTGATAAGATGCATTCCATAAAGTTGATAAGGAATAATCCAATGAATGCAGATATGATCGTTCTAATCGTTCTATACATAATAGTCCTAAACATGATGCTATATGTATACCTAATGAGTGAATAAGCTTAGAGATAAGAATCTTGATAAGGACTCTTGATAAGAGAGTTCCTAGAAATTCCTCAAGAAAGAGGGTACACGGGGTAAACGGTACGGGTTAGGTGGGAGA